AAATGTACCTCTACAAGAGTACAGAGTTCATAAGATTCTAATGGCTGCTCTGCACATGGATTAAATCCCATAACACGATAATCTTTATTATCTGCAGGATCTGCAAGACGACCAAAGTTACGAGCAACATCTAGCCAAATAAATCCTGGCTCTCCATTATTAGCAATAAGATCTACATAGTCTTCGTATTTTGTTCCTACATTAGCAGAGATTGAGTTGTTGCTCATCCATGCCCATCCTGGATTTTCTGGATCAAATGAGTTTCTATCAGGAAACACTTCTGAGTTTTTTAAGTTAATAAAATCTTTATCTTCTGATGCACCAAGAGCAAGAGTTGCAGAACGACGAACATTACCAGCAACAACACAGGTACCAATTAGATTTATAATATCTACAATTGCACGTGAGTCTAGTGTCTGACCCGCTCTATCTCCAATAACTTTACGAATAGTGTCATGAAGTTTGATCAAAGGTGCTGGACCTGAAGCGGTACCACCAAAACCTTTAATTGGTGCACCAAGTGGTCTAATCTTAGAATAGTCAAGAATTACTTTAGCCTGATTAGGCTTTAGATATGAATTGAGAATAAGTCTTACAGACTCTACCCAACCCTCACGAGTATCAGGAATCTCATATGTTATTTCTTCAGCAGTATTAGCAAAAATCTCAAGATTCTTTTCCTGACCCAAAGTATCAAACCCTACACCTACACCTAACATCAAGGCATCCATTACCCATGCAAATAGGGCACCTGGATCATTACGGTCAATGTCTCTTGTTGATACCATCGCACAATTCTGAAGGGCTGCCGAGTTCCTACGCTCCATAGTCATAGGCGTACCAAAAGCCCATAGCCCACGCCCAGGGGGTGTCCATTTAAGGCTGAACATACGATCATAGGCTTCCTGAGCAGACTTCTGTGCTTTATTGTCATTCCATGGCAAACGGTTCTCTTTGGCATGGTTTTTCTGTACTGAATACATACCCTCGATTACACGCTTACAAACCTCATACCAGCGTTCTTTTCGTCCGTCCTCTTTAACTCTTGAATAGGTACGAATAAATGTGATTTCGCCAAGGGAGTTATTGCCTGCATCGCTAAATCCAAAAGGAGGCTCAATATCCTTATATTTATTGACGAATTCATCTAGTAAACGAAAAGAAAATACATCTGACATTTGTTTTTGTTCCTTCCACAAAAAAATAATATGAGTACTTTGCTAATTGCAAAGTAGTGTCTAGTATAGCACAAAGTTTAAATAAAGAAAAGTTATAATTTACACTGTTTTTGCAAACACTAAGTATCAACTAAAGGTTGAGTACTTTTGTTTTTGTAAAGTGCTTAACTAATTATTAAGCCAGACTTACCACTCTTAACATCTCCCCATGTTAAAGCAGGGAGAGCAGCAGAAATAGCAGTATTGTTGATCTTATATGATTTGCCAGAGGCAAGGTTCATATGTTCTGAGGCTGTCCAAGCATCTGTTGAATCAGACCATGTAAATGTTTTATTGGTTGCACCCTCTAGTGTAATACCGCCACCGTCTGCAACAGCATCGCTAGTATTTCCTTGTGCTAAAACAATATTCTTATCATCTACACTAAGGGTAGTTGAATTAATTGTTGTAGTAGTTCCATTTACAATTAAATCTCCAGTAATTACTAAGTCATCATTTATTGTTACCGTGCTTGTTACTGCACCTATTGAAACTGCAGTTGCTGCACCAGCAAAGTTAACTGTAGTAGCCGTGGTATTTAATAAATCAAAAGATGTGCTTGCAGTAGTGATTGAAGTTGTAATTGATGGGCTTGTTCCAAATACAAGAGCACCAGATCCAGTCTCATCTGTAATCGCTGATGCTAAATTTGCTGAAGACGGAGTGGCCAAAAACGTAGCAACTCCAGTGCCAAATCCAGAAATATCATTTGCTAATCTAATTGTAAGAGTATTGCTTGCTCCATCAATTGTTTTTCCTGTTAGTGTCTGTGAGTCTGTTGTTCCAACAACTGCTCCAGTAACTCCATGAATTCCAGTTGTTGTTGCAGCATGGCTAGATACCGAGTTAGTTACATATGAAGTTGTTGCAAGTGCAGTTGTATCTGAAATGCCATGAACATTTGTAGTAACTGCAGCATGACTTGATACAGAGTTTGTTACATATGAAGTTGTAGCAAGCGCTGCTGTATCTGCAATACCATGAACGCTTGTAGTTGTAGCAGAGTGGCTTGAAACTGAATTGGTTACATATGAAGTAGTTGCAAACGCTGATAAATCTGTTGTTAGAGCAACTGTTCCAGTGGCATCTGGAAATGTGATTGTGCGATCTGCTGTGGGATCTACAATCGTAAGCGTTGTTTCATGATCATTTGCTGTGCCTTCAAAAATAAATTTGTCAACTACATTAATAGTAGTAGAGTCAATAGTAGTTGTAGTTCCCTGTACAGTTAGATTTCCAGTTACAATAACATTTCCGCTTGTATCAGCAAGAACAACAGTTCCAGAAGAATTTGGAAGGGTGATAGTACGATCTGCTGTAGGATCAGCAGCAGTTACTGTTAATTCATAATTATTTGTTGTGGCACCCTGAATAATAATACTCGTACCAGGAACATAAAGATTGCTAGACGCATCTAGTTCTGCAACACCATTTGCAGCGCCTTTTTCTAAAATCTCAATGTAGTCACCAAGGCTAGTATCTAAACCTGCGTCTGATACTAAGTAATCAAGATCTGCCCAAGCAGTAGTTCCATCACCGATTTTTAATTGGTTGGTGGTTGTGTTATAACCAAACTCACCAATATCAAGGACTGTATTAGAGGTAGTCCAGGCGGCGCCTGTGCCTCTGCGGACTTGAATCTTTGTTGCCATGACTACTTCTCCTTAATTAAACTCATTATATCAGAATTGTTCACTTGGACTGCCTCCGTCTGCTGTAGGCAATGCACCAAATATTGAACTAGGGCTACCACCGTCAAGTTTTGCAAAAAGGGTAGGATAAGTAATACCATTTCCATCATATTCTGCTTGTGCATCTAAGTAAGTGGCTATAGGAACCCACTCACCATCATAATAGAAATAAATTCTTTCAGTTACAGTATATAAAAATAAATTTCCATTGCTTGGTGATACTGGAAATGTGCTTCCTACTGTTAAAGCATTTCCTGTAAATGCAGTGGTTTGTACTGAATTGTCTGGGAAGGTAACCCCAGTGGCAACTTTAAGTCCTGCCTTTACGACAAAATCTTTATTCGTTGTTGCCACTGAAGTTCACTGTCCCTTCGTGGTTACATTACGCTTCGATAAGCGTTCTATGTAACTTTACTGCTACGTCGTTACCTGCTGCAGTTATTTTAAGGCGAACATTGCCACCATTATAATCTGCATCAGTTGTTCCAAGTTGTGCATTTGAAATAACATCTGCATATTCTGTAATATAAACATTGTTATTTCCATCTACGTTAACAAGAACCTCAAGAGTTTCAATATCATTGCCATCTTTCATTTGTACAAGATATTTAGCACTTCGGTATGCTGAAGCATCCCAAGAGTCAACAACTGTTGTTCCTGTTGTCGCAGTTGCAGAGTTATCTGCAATCTGTGTATTTGTAAAATTGATTGCTGTTCCAATCATTGCACCAGTCAAAGTTAACGCTGCGAATGTTGGTGATGAATCTGTATTAATATTTTGTGGCAAAGACAAAGTTACAGATCCAGTTGAGGCAGATACTACAACTTGACTTGTTGTTCCAGTAAGTTGCGTTACACCGCTGTTTGTAACTGTAATTGTGTCTGTTGATGTTGCAGCAGCAAGGCTAATACCAGTTCCAGCACTAAATGTTAGTGTGTCATCATTAGAGTCTGCTGCTACCGTTGCTCCACCAGATACTGCTACATTTTTGAATATATTCTGTGAAGAACCTTTATCATCATTTGTAATTGTTAGGCTATCTGATGCTGAACTTATTAATACTGAAATACCAGATCCAGCAGTAAATGTAAATGTATCAGATGAAGAGTCTGGCTCTGCATTGTTTGATCCATCAGTAAATGTTGAGAAGGTATTAAATGTTGCATCTCCAACAAGAGCAATTGCTTTTGATGTAGTTGAATCATTTACATACCACTTATCTGCTGACTCATCCCAGTAGAGTGAAGCGTTTGTTGAAGTACCACGCTCAACTTCAATACCAGCATTTGTTGATGGTGTGCTTGTTACATTGCTATTAAGTATGATTAAATTATCTTCTACAGCAAGAGTTTCAGTATTGAGAGTAGTCGTGCTTCCATTTACTGTCAAGTTACCAGTAACTGTTAAGTTACCTGCAACTGTTGGATTTGTAGCAAGACCAACTGTAATTGATCCTGTTGCACCAGATACTGTTATTTCATTAGTTGTTCCAGCAAGTGCTGTTACACCAGTGTTATAAATTTCAATTGTATCTGTTGATGTATTTGCAAGAACTCCAACACCATTGCTTCCAACAAAAGTCAAAGTATCATCGTTAGAATCTGCAACTACAGTTGCTGCTCCAACAACAATGTTTTTAAAGATGTTCTGTGAAGAACCTTTATCGCTATTTGTAACTGTGATTGTATCAGTTGAAGTTGCTGCTGCTAGTGTAATACCAGAGCCTGCAGCAAATGTAAGAGTGTCATCGTTGCTATCTGCAACAACTGTCTCTCCACCAGAAACTGCTACATTCTTAAAAATATTTTGTGAAGAACCTTTATCATCATTGGCTACAACAATTGCTGAACCTTCACCAATTGAACCAGATGAAATTGAGATTCCTGAGCCAGATGTAACAGATGCTACGTAGTTACCTGTTGTATCTGTGCCAAGTGCAACAGAATCTGCTGCGATAGATGCGGTGAGGGTTGCGTTTGCAAGATCTGTAATTGTTACAGAACCTGAAAGATCTCCACCAAGTGTAATTGTAAAATCTGCAACATCAAAATCAAGAGTATTGTCTCCGTCTTGATAAGATACGGTAATTCCAGACTCTGTATTGCTAGATACCATTGCGCCAATGGTGTCAGCAATATACTCTGACATGAACGATGTTGATGCCTCTGTAAGAACATTTGATCCATTAACGGTAGCCGTACTACCCTCAACAATCAAACCATTCTTAATGCGGAAGGCTTTGTCGACTGTCGCCATTTGTTTCTCCTATAGGGTCATGCTTTAAGACCAGTGCGGTAATACCTTATGGTCATTGGGCTTAAGACGGGGGTAACCGTCATGCTAATTGTACCAGAATTTAGCGTTGCTGATATTGTTCCAACATCGCTATTAGTATTTTTAACTGAACCATATTCAGTTACATTTTGATCGGTACCATCAAAAACCAAATTAATTTCAGTTCCTCTATATGAAGAACTACCAGCATGAGATAGTTGAATTAGATACTTAACAGTTCTCCAAATTGAAGTATCTATTGTGTCAAATACTGTTGCTGATTCTATGCCATTTATAGTTGTTTGATTGTTTCCATCCCCGCCCAAAGAATCGGCACGAAAAGCCGTGGTATCAATAAGATCAACAAAATCCTGTTGAGTTGGTCTATCGCCAGTTTCAAACTTGGTTTTGAGCGTTGTGATTGGGACTATGGCCATAATAAAAGATTATACCACGAAATAGAAGTTCTATCTGATATAGAAGTTAGTGCCAATAATAGCAACACCAATTCCTGCTGCTGCTGATCTTCCAGAAAGAGACAGCCCCAAAGTTTCAAATCTAACCCTAAACGGCAATATTTGTTTTATTGATACCCTTGGAGATAAATCTTTAAAGTCTACAATTCTTCTTGTTTCAAAGGTTTGTTCAAAAGTTGCATTTCTCATGATGTTGGGGCTGCCGTAATATCTTCAATAACTATCATGCTGCCTTTTGCTATGGTCCATACACGAGAATCATCAGAAATTTGAATATCAAACTCATCATCAGTTTCTAAAAGTTCTGAATCGGCATCATTTAATGAAACTGTAAAACTTCCAGTTGCATCATCGTATTCTGTTATTGTTGGTGTTAAAGATACAACAGTTGTAGTGCTAGTGCTACTAGTTCTTACTATATCCATGGCAAGAGTCCAGGTTGATAGATCTAATGGATTGCGGTCATCATCTTCTACATATACACGAAATGATGCTGTATCTCCTCTGACTACCGTCCAAGTAATTGTAGGTGGCTCAGAACCAATTGAATAAGTGTCATTTCCTTGACTACGATAAGTTGCCATTATGATAAACCATCCTTAAGTGAACCCCAAGTGCCATTACCCTTATTTGCTCCTACTACAATTATACCTGAAGCATTTGCTTTTGCTACCACGCCAATTACGCCACCACCGCTTGCTGGTTTTGTATTTGTAAGTCCTCCACCTGCTGCTACATAGAGTCTATCTCCAGCGGCATATGAAGAAGTATTTACTCCACTAAAAATTCCATTAACTAGAACAACACCATCAGATCCATCTGTAATTGCTGCCTGTGTTAAACCAACTACAGGAAATGTTGCAGATGTATTTGCATCAGATTTTGCAATTTGTGGTTTGCTTGTTCCAAATCCAGAAATATAAACTGGCGATGCTTTTGCAATTGTTGAACCAGTATTATTAACAACTTCTAATGTGTGATATGGAAGTCCGAGGGTAGGCAAAATAGCATCAATAGCCTCTGCTAAATCTTGTAAATCTTCGTGTACATTTACTGGATCAGATGCTAAAGGATAAGGTAAATCATATGTTGCTGTTTCGCCAGATGCCATAGTTATTATATTATAGCACTTCCATAACTTGACTTTATTAACATTTCTGTGTTATACTAGGTGTTACAACACCATTTAATTTATGGTGTTTTTGTCTTATAGGAGGAAAACTTGAGAGACAAGAAAATACTATCGGGGGTTCTTACAACTGCTTTTGCTGTGGTCATGGTTTTAGGTCCACAAGCAAATGCTTTTGTTAAGAATAACTTACTTAGTGACCGTGAGCCAGATGTTGTAGCCGCCCACAAAGCGGCTCTTTTGGTTTCTAAGGCCACAACGAGCAAGGTACTTGAAAAGTATGAGAATGCTCACAGTTTGACTGACAGCCAGTTGGTTGAATTACTTAAGGCAGTAGGGTTCAAAGGAAAAGGTCTAAGAACTGCTTGGGCAGTTGCCAAGGCTGAGTCTAATGGAAGGCCCTTTGCCTTCAATGGAAACACCAAAACTGGAGATTCCTCTTATGGAATTTTTCAGATAAATATGCTTGGGGTTTTAGGTCCAGATCGTAGAGATAGATATGATCTTGATTTAAATGCCGAGTTATTTAGCCCAGTCACAAATGCTCAGATTGTGTATCGCATGACAAAAGGCGGTACTGATTGGAGTTCATGGTCATCTTACAACAAAGGTGCTGTGAATAAGTGGCTTAATAAATTCCCTGGATAATTCAGGGCATAAAAATACCCCCAGATTTTTGGTCTGGGGGTTATTTTTTTAATCTTCTCCAAAATGACACATAAAATTCGGCAAAACAACTTTTTTTTTATTTCCAGGGCTATAATATTTTTCTGTTATTTTTGCAAGTCTATCTACTATATTGTATTTTGTTAAACAAAGTTTTTTAGCCTCAATCAAAGATTCTTTATTTTTAATATATAAATCAGATTTTATTATATCTTTTATTG